TTAATTGAACAACAGTATGACTACCGATAAATCCTAAACCGCCTGTAACTAGTGTATAGTTCATTAAAAATTATAAAAAATACTGTTTATAATATTTTTTATAATATGAATAATATTATGTAAAAATTAAATGATATTAAAAAGTTCAATAATATTTTTTCTTGATTTCCTTTTTTTCTTATTTTCTCTCTTTGGTTTATGTTTCTTAGTTTGTTTTTTGAGTTTTTTGTTTTCGGATATTAATTTTTCATCTTCCTTTTCCATTTCTTTTTCGAAAGGAACATAACGCAAGAACCAGGATTGGAATTCTTTGGAATTTCTTTGATTTTTCAATTCTTTGTATTTTTGTGCTTTTTCTTCTCTCATTTCTTCTAATGATTGTTGTTCGCCATAACAGTTAATACTAAATCTTCTCAATAGACCTTTTTGTTCTAGTCTATTTTTTTGTTGAACATCAAATAAATATTGAGCCATACATAATATACGATTTTCATCATAATAGTCTCTATCACTATAAAAGAAGGCAAAATAAAAACTTAACATAGTATCAATAGTGGCAACTCTAATACTTTTATTACCTTTTTTAATAATATTGTAACTATGACAAGCTAATGGTTTATAAATAAAAGCAACAGTTTCTTCAATTTTACCAATTTTGACCTTAACTTCAAAATGAGGGGCAATAAGCTCACCGATACCTTTATGTTTTATAATTTGAATACCTTGATAATTAAAATCTTGTAATCGTTCTTTCAATATAACAGCAGATTGTTCAGGTTCTTCAGACAATACATCAAAATCAGGTGTTTTATGAAAAAGTTTTCTAAGTTTACCAGACATATAAGATGAATAAAGGAAACTAGCATACCCTCCAAAAAAAACAACACCTTGATCAATAAAAGCGTCTCTTACGGCATAATATAATTGTGATTCTTTATTTGAATCTATTTGTTTTTCAAAATGTCTTAGAAATAACTTAGGATCACAATGTTTACCTTTAAGAGGATAATTTTTATTTAATAAGATAAGTCGCTTTAAAACTTTTTCCCATCTAGAAATATCTCCAGCTGGTCTGGATAATTCTAAATACATGTTCATTCTTAAAAAATTAGGAGGACAATACAAAATACCATATACTTTAATTGCTTCAGATTGTATTCGTTTGAATAAGGATTTTTCTAAAAAAGTAATATCGGCAACAGGTAAGAAGTTAACATAAACTTTATAAGTTCCATGATGAACACCCGATTTAGCTTCAACTTCATTAAATCCTTCTTTAAAGTAAATATCTGCCAATTCTTTTGAATCTTCTAATGCATTTGAACTATAAAAATCATAATCAGGAATTTCAATATTTTTATCATAAAATTGGTCTTCTAATGGGAGAATATTATTAATAGCGGTACCACCATAACAAACTAATTTTTTTTTCTTTAAGAAATCTTCTAATATTTGAATAATTCGTTTGACATCGGGATTACTAGTAATTTGTTTACCTTTTTTTTTCTCAGCTATATCAACAGCATCTCGTAATATTGCAATTTCTTTTTCTTCTAATGTTTGTGTTTTACAAGTGGACATTTATATAATAATATAAGAAAATTAATATAAATAGAAATTAAACGCTAAAACTATAATAATCAGTAGAAACGGTTCGTGTAGTATAAGAATTTTCCGGAGCTTGTGGAGTAGGTTTGGGTATAGTAATAGGAACAAATCTAAGAGGTTCAGGTTTTAATACAAAGGCACTACCAGTTTTGTCAAAAAATAAATCATAATATTCCATATTATCATCAAAATTTTGGAAATTCATTCCAATCCATTGGCAACCATATTTCATAGCAGTAGCGGCAGATATATTGGTATCATTAGGACCTAGATCTGGAATACATAATGTCATATTTTTTTTGTTATATTCAATAAGCTCAGATGAATCAGGAGTAAATTTAATATCATAAAATCTAGAACATCTTAAGAAAACAGAATTAGAGGCAATATTAACATATTCTTTTAATTTAGTTGATTCAAAAAGAGGGTTAGATTTATCCACTGAAATAATAATTTTGCCTACAAATTCTTTTAATGGAACAGCTCCTAAATTATATCCATAATATTCATTACTATAAATTTTGTCTAGTAATTTGTCTTCTATATTTTTATAAATATCATCTGCCATTTGATTATACATGTTTTCGTTATTACTCATAATTCGGAAATGAAGAATCAATGGGTCATTTGGATTCGGACAAGAACCACCACTAAAAGCATTATTATTAATTATTTGTAAAGCCTCCGATAAAGCTATTGAATTATAAGTTTCTTTGACATTAAAATTATTAACAGAAGATGTAGCTATAACAGGTTTATCATTAATAGAATAAATTTCAAAATCTAAAACTCTAGCGCCTTGTTGAATACATGTTTTAAGGGCACATGTATCAACCCAATCATTTTTAAATTGTCCCCCTGAACAAGCATTATATGCAGTTTTAATATAATAATCTCTTAATAAATAATTATAAGTATTATCATTTGGATTAAATGAAGATATAGTAGGAAAGGAAGTATATATTTTTTTTATATTATTACAATTTCCATTTTTTAATTTCATTTTATAGGAAATATATAAACTAATTCCTATAATCATAATAGCTAATAAAAAATAGGCACCATATTTAACGATGGTTGCAGTATTATTTTCAATATTGGCTGGAGAAAACATTTTTTTCATTTGTTGAATTTGATTCATTATCTTATAATATTATATGAAAAAATAATTAATAAAAGATAGATAGCGTTTTTAGATTCCACTAAACCATATATTATATTTGAAAACAACTATTAAATATCTTTATTTATCATCACAGGAATGTAATAAATAATAATAATAGAATATTAAATTAATATAAATAATAAATAATAAATAATATTTATAAACAGTTAAAAGCTAAATAATATTGTATTCTAAATATATAATATGCCAGGTGGATTATTAAATATTGTTGCTTTTGGAAATCAAAATGTATATTTAAATGGCAATCCTTCAAAAACTTTTTTCAAAACAATTTATAAAAAATATACTAATTTTGGTTTACAAAAATTTAGAATTGATTTTGATGGCTTACGAAATTTAAGAATGAGTGAATCTTCGAAATTTACTTTTAGGGTAAAAAGGTATGCGGAATTATTGATGGATACATATTTAGTAGTCCAATTACCAACAATTTGGAGTCCTATTTATCCTCCATATGATTGTAGTGGAAATTGGGTGCCTTATGAATTTAAATGGATTGAAAATTTGGGAACACAAATGATACAAGAAGTAGAAATTAATGTGGGTGGGAGCACTTTAAATAGATTTTCTGGTGAATATTTATTATCATTAGTTGAAAGAGATTTCAATAATGTAAAGAAAGATTTATATAATAATATGACTGGTAATACACCAGAATTAAATGATCCTGGAAATGCGAATGGAAATATTAATGCTTATCCAAATGCATATTATACTACTAATCCAGTTGGACCTGAACCATCTATACGAGCAAGAAGACTATATATACCGATAAATTTTTGGTTTACATTAGCCTCCAAAATGGCCTTTCCATTGGTAGCATTACAATATAATGAATTAGAAATTAATATTACAATAAGACCAGTGCAAGAATTAATTCAAATTCGTGATGTTACAGATGCAGCAAATAATTATCCTTATATTCAACCCAATTTTAATATTGCTGCTCAACAATTTTATAGATTTTTACAACCTCCTCCTGATATTTCTTTGAATTATACAGACCAAAGAACAAGTTGGAATGCAGATATTCATTTAATAAGTACATATGCATTTTTAAGTGAAGAAGAATCAAAAGTATTTGCGAGTAGAGAACAAAAATATTTATTTAAATCTATTTATGAATGGAAATATTTTAATGTAACAGGAAATCAAAAAGTTAAATTAGATAGTACAATGGGGATGGTTGCTTCTTGGATGTTTTATTTTAGAAGAAGTGATATAAATTTAAGAAATGAATGGAGCAATTATACTAATTGGGCCTATAATAATGTTATCCCTCAACCAATTACATTAGCAGATGTATCGGGTAGTTGGAATGTATGTGGATTAACCAATATTGGTCCTAATTATGATCCAACAACAGGATATCATAATGGTATATTTATAACGGGAGACTATAATGTTGAAAACCAAAAACTAATTTTACAAAATATGGGTATTTTATTAGATGGGAAATATCGTGAAAATCAAATGGATTCGGGTATATATAATTATGTTGAAAAATATGTAAGAACTTCTGGTAATGCTCCAGATGGTTTATATTGTTATAATTTTGCTTTACATACTGATCCATTTGATTTTCAACCATCCGGCGCCATGAATTTAAGTCGGTTCAGAGATATTCAATTTGAATTTTCTACTTATGTACCTCCTTTAGATCCTTCTGCTAGTTTTTATACTATTTGTGACCCATCTGGTACTATTGTGGGGGTAAATAAACCTTCGTGGAGAATTTATAATTATAATTATGATTTAACTATTCATGAAGAAAGATATAATATAGTAACTTTTGTTGGTGGAAATGCTGGATTAATGTATGCACGATAAGTATAATAATCTTTAATTTATATGTAAATTAATTAAAGATTATCATTTAATTTATAAATGACAAAAAAATTGAATATTAATAATGAAATAAATATAAATCATAATCAAATGAATGTTACTTGTAAGTATAATAGTGAAAATATTAAATTATTTCAAGGCGATTGTGTAGATGCTTTGAAAGATATTCCTGATAAATCTATTCAATTAATATGTATTGATCCGCCTTACAATATTGGAAAGGATACCTGGGATAATATTGATAATTATGTAGAGTGGTTATTAAATATAATTAAAATATTAGAAACAAAATTAAAAGATAATGGGAGTTTCTTTATGTTTCATAATGAAATGGAAACGATTAGTGAATTGATGGTTGCGATTAAAAAACAAACTAAGTTTGTATATAAACAAATGATTGTATGGAATAAACGATTTGAAGAATCAAAAAAAAAAGGATTTATGGATGGTTATGTTGTCAAAAATGATATGCATAATTGGAATAAGATGGCTGAATATATATTATTCTACACTTTTGATAATTCATATAAATTGAAAGAAGCAAGAACAACACATAAAGTATCGCAAATGACCATCTCTAAAGAAATTGTCAGTAAAACCGGTGGATTAACAGGATGGTATAGTAATCTGGAAACAGGAAAAAATATGCCTACTAGGGAAACCATTAAACCAATAGAAAAACATCTCAAATTAACATATGAAGATATTGTTCCCAAATTTAATAACATGAAAACACATCATAGTGTTTGGAATTATGACATGGCAAAAAGATGTCCTGCTCATATTACTCCAAAACCAATAGATTTATTAATAAACATTATTAATCATACTACCGATGAAGGAGATATGGTATTAGATTGTTTTGCGGGCTCAGGTTCCATGGGGTTTGCATGTTTACAAAGTAATAGAAAATGTATTTTAATTGAAAAGGAAGAAAATTATTGTAATTATATTGAAGAAGAATTAAAAAAAGTGTAAATAATTAAAAAAGTTTATTTAATTACATTACAAAATTTAATCTATCTAATAAATACTAACTATTGATTTCAATTCATTTATCCATATGTCTTCTGTAAATTTTTTTTCTCCAATAATCAAGTTTCCGCGTCTTGTCATAGGTAATAGGTTACATCCTCTTATTGTAATATAGTTATCACTTCTAGGTATATTATGACCCATTTGTAAATCCGTATCTCGGATATCAACTCTCACATCTCTCCCCATATCTGCTACATCTTCCAAAACAAGTGTGTGTCTAGTAATACAGCAAACAGTATTTCCATTTTCATCAAATATGACTCGCCTAAATGAATCATAATAATTCTTCAAGAAAGTCTTGTGACTTTGTAAATAAGTCTGCCATTGTTCGCTAGCTGCATCTTCATCTAATTCTTCTTTAACCCCAGGAACACCTAGTAGTATCACAAGCCAATCTAATGCAGCTTGAGCTAATAATAGAGGAGAAGTAGCGTCTTTCAATGGAATAGCACACTTCTTCTTTACTGTTTTGTCGCGAATTTTTTTGGCTTCTGCACTACTCAATACATTGGCATGTAATCTACTAGCTCTGTTGGGATGAACATAGTCGTCATTTCCAGGAGTAGAATAAATTGCCAAATCAATACTGGAAAGCAGTTTCTTTGCTTGGTCACTTTTTTTGAAAATTTGTGTAAATTTATGTTTGCACTTACCGGAGTGTCCCTTAGGAAGAACACATAAATGTTTCTGATTTTCCCGGTTGGGGAGTTTTACACTTTCCGAAAGATAATGATTGCAACTTTCGGCTTTGTCGTTATCAGGTCCAAAAGAGGTAACCTGGAGACACATAGAAGTCTCATAATGAACTTGTATCTCTGGTGAAATAGGAGACATAGAATCAATCCATTTCTGGTAATCGTGGCAAGACATTTTTAAAAATCTTCTAAGCAGTTTTAAATTTAGAATACCTTGATTTATGAAAATCCACTTCAATTTTAATTAAAGGAATTGGTTTAAAGAAAAAATTATTTAAATAGTACAAATCACACTTTATTACATATGGAAATCAAACAAACAAAAGGTTTACATCGAGATACTATTGATAAATATTATACAAAAGATATTGTAGTTGAGTCATGTTTACACATGTTTAAAAAATATATAGAAATAAATACAGATGATTTGATTGTAGAACCAAGTGCCGGAAATGGGTCATTTATAACAGGTATTAAAGCATTAACAAGTAATTATAAATTTTATGATATAGAACCAGACAATAAAGAAATAATAAAACAAGATTATTTATTATATGATTATAGTAACATAAAGAAAGCATATAATAAAATACATATAATAGGGAATCCTCCTTTTGGTCGTCAATCATCATTAGCAATAAAATTCA